ACTTTTGACACTGATCTAGCTGGGCCGCGAAGTCTGCGGGAGGTTCTTCTGAAAATTCTTGGCATAATCCATTCTCCTGATACAGCTCGCAAGTGTGGCAGCACTTAGGCTCTCTAAGCCCGCGAGCTGCGTCAATCTTTGCATAGTAATCCACCACAATCTTAGGTCTCGGATGGCGCATAATTTCTCCTGATCACATTAAAATATCGACCGTTTTTCTCGTAGTCAATCTCTGCCGGCGGCTTTGATCGATTGAACGCCACTGCAGCCTGGGGGAGCCCAGTAGCTGCAATTAGCTCAGTGTGACACCCACTCGCGTGAGCTATCTGATTGATCTCTCCTATGGCCTTCTGGCCTGCGTAACCGCTATGTAGGACGCAGAAGTATTCGCTAATTGGCTTATCGCTGAGAGATGGACCGTAATAAGTTGCTCTGAGCATATTGTTGCCAGCTCTGCTCGTGTACTCCCGCCACTCCCAGCTCGCTACTTTCATCTTGAGCTCTGTGTCTGTCCCCATAATGCAGTCATCACGCAGCTGCATGGGGATCTTGTTCTCGCTCTCTGGAAACTCGTAGCCGCACTCTGGGCAGATCATCACAGAGATGTGAACGATCTCGTGACAAGCGTCACACACCTTGACCGGAGCCTCACCGCCGCTGCCTGACTTGTGAGGCGGTCTCACTTGGTGATTGGGCCGTGGGCTTCTACATTGCCGGCAAAGTCGAGCACCAGGCAGTGATCAGTGTGGCCCTTTGGCCTCAGACCTCTGCCGGCCATCTGCATGTAAAGAGAGGGAGACATGGTAGGACGCAGCATGGCGATCAAGTCAATGTCTGGAAAATCAAAGCCAGTCGTGAGCACGTTGGCATTAGTCAGCGCCTGGATCTCGCCGGCCTTGAATCGAGTAATTAAATCTTCTCTCTGAGCCGGGGGAGTCTTGCCCGTTACGCATGCCGCCGTTATTCCAGCATCCATCAAAGTCTGCGCTATGTGCTCGGCGTGAGCTACTCCTGTGCAGAAGACTAGCCAGTGCCTGCGATTCTTGCCTCTGTCGATAACCTCTTGAATCACTTTGTAATTGGTGTCGTGATTATCCACGGCGGCCTGCAGCTCTGACTCGATGTACTCGCCGCCGCGCTTGTGTACGCCTTCGACATCAAGCTTTGTCTCAGTCTTTTTGCTTCTCAACGTCGATAGATAGCCCTTGTGAATAAGCTCCTCGATAGTCACCGGCTCAATTCTGTCGTCAAACAGAGCTCCAGCCTCGTCGATGTAGCCGTGTCCTAGCCTGAAAGGTGTAGCAGTAAGACCAAGAACTCGCAGAGCTGGGTTGATATCAAACAGCTTTTTAATAAGCTCTCGATAGCCGCCCTCACTTTTGTGAGATATAAGATGGCACTCATCTACAATGACCAGGTCAACGTGACCGATCTCTGCAGCTCGATTGCGAACCGACTGAATCCCGCCGAAAGTAATTGGCTCTGACAAATTCTTTTGCTTGAGTCCTGCGCTGTAAATCCCTAACGGCGCGCCAGGCCAATGCAAACGCATCTTCTCGGCGTTCTGTTGAATTAGCTCTTTAACGTGGGTGATCATTAGCACCCTAGTGTCGGGCCACTGAGTCAGCGCATCTTGGCAGAGCGCCGCTACGATGTGGCTCTTGCCGCTGCCTGTGGGAAGAACCAGGCAGGGATTTCCTTCGTTGGCTTCAAGCCACTCATACAACAGCTTTATCGATCGCTGTTGATAATCTCTCAGCTTCACCCTGTTATTCTCCCGCTGAACCTGGATCTCAATTCTTCCATCTCGCCGCTGGCACACATAGCAGGATTGGCTATGATCTCTTTGCCGCTGTATCCCGCTTCACCGTTTAAAACATCTTTTCCGTCGATGACATAGATTGCCTCCCACTGGCTGTCAGCCTCTTTGCGCTGGTAAGGGACCAGATCTGGGTGGATGGTGTGACTGTCGCAGCCCTCGTGCTGAAAATCGATGGGGATATCTTCTGACGCAAACCGCTCGCAGTTCCACGTGGAACCAGGCGTGGCCGTGGCGTGAGCGCAAGTTCGGCAGTTGCCCTGCTTGGTAGGCTCGCTTCCATGACAAAAAGAGTAAGCTGGGCAGAATTTACACAAGAACCAAGCCTTGATAGCCCCGGTGCAAGGCTCAGGCATTCTGTCCGACAGGGCTATGCGCTTGCCTCGTGCTACAGCTTTCTTGGCTACATCCTCATCGAAATAAATTCGCTCGGTGTGCAGCCTGTCGTCATCTTTGCAGACCGCAACGTACAAGGCTCTCTTTAGCTTTAAGCCGAGCATGTACACCTGCATCTGGACATAATGCATAGGCTTAGATGCTTTGACCCCTTTTGATAAGTCGTTAAAACTTTTTTTGCTGTGCGTCTTAAATTCGGCTAAGTGCTTTGTTTTTTCAGCGGTAGGCACGCCATGGTGAATGATGCCGTCAACGCTGCCTGATACGTGAGAACCAAAATCCACTCGATCTTGGCTTCCTTCTATGTCTATGCCGATGGCTCTCAAGTCTGAGATGATTAGGTCTTCTTCTAGCTGACCTCGTCGGAACAATCTCAGGATTCTTCCTGGAAAGTTCTCTACAACAGCCCATCGAAACGATAGCCAGAGCCAGCGATCGCAGTGATGACCAAGCGTTGAGCAGCCCAGATGAGGTCGCGGTCGCTCTTGACGACCCTCGTGAGCCGAGTCGATCATGCTGGATATGTGTTGTAGTGGTTTGGGAATGTCTGACATACTAATGTTACTCCTTGCCATGTTTGGCGCCCTTTTTACAGGGCGCCTTTTTTAGCCTACTTCTTATTTTCTACTTCTTAGCCCAAGGAGGTGATGCCGCAGCCGCTTCTGGTTCTGCCGCAGCTTTCTTAGCAGGCTTCTTGGCAGGCATCGGAGTGGCGCCTCCTTTGATAGCCTTAAAGCCTGCGACATCATTCGACGCATCGTAACCGCCGCTAGCCTCACGGATCTTCACCTTAACTTCCAGATGACCGCCTACCAGCTGATCAGTGTCTTCCACTGACGCTAGGCCGATAGCTCGCATCAGCTCACCCAACTGCTGTATGCCAATATCTTGAGCCTTGGGGTTCGGGTTTCTGATATTCAGGTTGCCGAAAATCACACGACCCTGATGGGCAGGTCCAAGCACGTCATAGCGCAAGGCTATGTACTCGCCCGTGCCGGCCTTCGTTTCCTTCAGCTCAGCAGAATTTACTGACACCTCGTACCAACCCGCAGGGATTGGATCAAAGTTGTTATCCGACTCAGGAATTTCATTTGTGTTAAAAGACTGTCCTAAATTTGCCATGCTAAACTTCCTCTTTTTCAATTGTGAAAGACGGACGGCCAGCTTTAGTAGTGACCGCTCCAAGTAGTGCTTCGGTAATGCTTGAATCCGCAGCTTGCCACGCTGCCATGTTAATACAGGGAACCCATCGAAAAAGCTGACCCAGATGCTCGCTCAAGCCAGCCTCATCAGCCAGCTCCTGCAGCTTATCTCCGTCAACCTTGTTAGCAATTCGCTCGACAATTTTAATCTTATAACCTGCATCGCTAACATTTATTGTGCCTTCTAAGTTAGCGCCAAACTGCTGCACCAAGTCGTCTTCCAGCTTGCGACGAACTTCAACGGCAGCTTTCTCTTTGGCCTTGGCAGCGAGCCACTTCTTGTAGACGCTCACTTTGCACCTCCGACCTTGGCGATGATCTCGCCCAAGTCAGGCGCTTCCCAATCGTCCAGCTTGCCGCTGCGATCCTTGGCCAGCCATAGGCCGTCAGAGTCACACATCAGCGCGCGTTGAGTCTTACCGTCTTCGTCTTTTTCTACCCGAAGTGCTAAAACTTCATCAAAGAAGTACGGCAGTTTTTGAGCCGTTTTATTTCCTGGAAGGCTTGGAAAGTACAGCATGCGACCCATTTCGTCCTGCTGCTTTTCTAGCTTCGCAGTCATCAGAACGTGCATATTTAGATCACGGAAGGCGCGAATGATTTCGGACAGCTGCGTATCCATTTCGCCGTAAGCTGCACGGCCATCCTTGTTGATCTTCTTCTCGTGCGAAAGAACTACTTCAGCAATCTCAGAAATTGAGTCAAGAACTACCGACTCATAGTCTTTTGATTTTACGATCCAGTCGTAAGCCTCATGCAAATCGGCTATGCTCCTTATCTCAATGAAGGGCAGGTTAGCGTCTTTGATAGACAGAAGACCGTCTTCTGCTGACAAGACTATCGGCGTTGGAAGCGTCTTCGACAGCGTGGTTTTACCGCAACCAGCCTGGCCGTAGACTAAGACTTTAAGACCTTTGTCTGACAGGTCTCC